GCACCGCCATCGGCCTTGCTGCTGCTCGCAATGGCTGCGCCGCACGCATGGCAAACGCCGTTGTTGATGTCCGACTGCTTCAAGACGGCGCTGCATTCGGGGCAGCGCTGGAACTTCTTGGTGTCGACATCGCCAACCGTCGGATCTCCATCTTCAGACGCCTTGGACTTCGTTTCAGCCACCGAGTTGGCGTCAGACGGATCAACTTCAGCCTTTGCGGCCTTGCTAACGGATTGCCATTGGTCAGATGTGAGAGCGCGTCGTTTGAGCATGCCTAAGAGTTTAGCCGCAGTCGCGGCCAGCGATTCTCACAACGCGCTCGCATTGCAACCAATTGATGCCAATCTGATTGCGCTAAGCACCAACAGCAACTACGGCTTTTTGGTGGTGTCTTTCGGCTTCGCCGGGACCTTGGCTTGCTCGATTTCGTGCTGTTTGGCTTGCTTTCGACCTGGTTTGATGACCACGAAGTCACCAGGTTGTGCAATGAATCGATTGGTATTTTTGTCTGGCATTACGGCACCTCAGCGATGACTCGGATGACGGTTCGCACCTCTCCTGCAATCTCTTTGTCTTCGATGCCAACCACCTTGAACCTTGTGCCTTTTTGCAACAACAGCTCAAGCTCGCCATTGGGGTATTCACGCGTTGCGTCCAAGTACGCAGCATGGGAACCTTTCGGGACAAGGATTTCCATGACAATGTCGTCTTTCTTTTCAGCGAAATTCAACACAACGGATGGCCTCAAGGCAGTGGAAGTGAATGCCGGATCTTCAATGACGGCCCCTGGTGTGAAAACGGCTCCGGCCGATGCTGGCAGCCCGCGATACGTGATGGTGTCAGATGGGAGCTTTGCCGTGTCCAGAGCAGCAGACAGCTTGTCGATCCTCTTCAACGCCAACGACCGTTCATCAGCCAATAGCGGACGACTCTCAACCTTGTCCAGGTTGTCACGCAGGATGCCGTTCATGGTCCTGTGGGCATTGTTTTGGTACCTCCTGATCACCAATTCCTGGTCATCGGTCAACTTCGACGCCCAATGTTCAAATTCAGCCATGCCCCACACCTCGGCTTCCTTGTCCGACTTGTCCGCATAGGACGTCGCCCCGTCCCAATCAGCCTCCGGCATGTCGGTGGGCTCCGGGGCCAGAGCGTCAGGCGCTAGCTCAGGCATCGACTCCTCGTTGATGTCGACGCCGCAGCGGCACACGCCATGGTATGGCGGATAGCCGAATCCAGCCAACATCAGGTTGGCGGCACCCTTGATATCCGCAACGCTGTTGGCCCAAGGGTGGATCTCGCGCACGCGCTCGGGATCCGCTGCATTGGTTTCCTTGTCGAGGCGGTTCTGCGCTTCCTCAACCTTGAAGGTCTTGCCATTCAGGTCGTGGCAAATCGGACATGTCTTCTCATCATCCGGGTTGACCACCACGTACTCAGTGATGCCCAAGCCATGCATCTCACGGACCATGCCTTGGGTACGGGCATTGGTGACCGTGTTGGCCGACAACATGCGGAAGTAATCAGGGGTGGTGCCTTTCCACCCGCTCGGCAGTTCCAAGCCAGGGCCGCGGTCCAAGGGCCCGGATTTCAGCCCAAACTCACGTGCTAACTCATCTTTGAGGTGGCCTCCGGCTTCGCTCCTGCCAAGGCCGCGGCGTAGCATGTACTCATCTGTCAGGCCGGAGATCTGCTTGGATAGGGTGTCGTCGTATTGCTTCCCAATCCAAAACACCTGATGCCTGGACAGGGCGTCGATGGCCTTCTCATCCTCGGTCGAAAAAGCTGCTCGCAACTCGGGCCCGTCACCTGCTGCTTTGCGTACGTGACCGCGCTTGCGATACAACGCATGGGCCCGTTCACGCATGGCTTGTTTGGCTGTGCGATAGGCATCGTCAACGATGGTGTTGACGATGGCCGTGGTGTTCTTGCGCCACGGTTTGAAGTGCCCGTGGATGCGCTTGGCTAGGGCTTCAGCCTCACCGGCCGTCAGCGGGGTGTCGCCCTCGATGCCCTCCAACTCCTGCAGAGCAGCAGCGGCCATTGGCAAGAAGACGGTGTTGAGCGATTTCCCCATGCGTCGCTCGATGATGCGGAATAGCTGATCGTTGGATGCGCTAACAGCCTTGGCAAGGATGACGTCCAGCGTCAGCAAGCGCTTGACTATCTGCGCTGTTTCACACATTAGCTGGCTTGCTTTGCGAGACTCAGCTGGGCTTTCAGCAGCTCGACTTCCAGGTCAGAACGTGCCCCAAGCAAATCTGAGAGCAGCATGCTCTTGATCACGGCTTGGCCTTCAGTGAGAATGCCCTTCACGGCAGGTTGCGCCTCGATGGGAGCAGTGTTTTTCACTGCCTCTGCCAACTGCAAGCTGAACGGGATGTCCGGGTTTATGGATTTGTCCAAAGCAGGCAGACGCTCGATGCCGAGGATGTCGCTGATTACCATGCGAGCGATGCGCGGTGTCATGCCGCCCGTCCGTTCCGCTGTTGCCAATACCTGAATCAGGTCTTGGTCATCAGTCAGCGGCGGATTGTTGGACTTGAAGCTGTGATACAACACGCCAAGGTCTGGAAGGATCCAGTGATTCATGAAGTAGTCAAACTCATCCCGCAGCGGCCGGAAAATCTGCTCATCCGCCAACTTGCGCGAGGCATCTGCTGTTGCGCGTGTGTAGTCTGTGCTCCGACCGGTAAGGATGGGCGGCATGCGCCAAACTTCACGCACACGATCACCATTCGTCTTGCCATACTCGCTGAAAAGCTGATCGCGAGCTTGCTGGTTGGTCATTGGCTGGATGTTGATTTTGGCCGCACCTCTGCCCTCTTCACCTGCGTCTGTGGTGTTCGTGTCGGCTTCCAAGAGCAAGAAGCGGCTGTAGTTGGAGCTGCCTTGGATTTGCTTCTCCACAAACTCTTGTATGCGGGTGATCGTTCCCTCGGTCAACGATCCGTTGGACACGGAGATGATCATTGACGGGATGTTGTTGTTTTTCAGCGTGACGTAGTTGATTTCATCAGCAGCCCGGTCACCGTAGATGGACACGAGATTGCCAATGTAGCGCGGCATGCCATACGGCGTGCGCGGGCTGTACAGGCGCCAGTGGATGACCTCATTGGCGTAACGTTCCTTGGGAATTTCACTTTCCTTGCCTGCCTCAAGGATCTTGCCAGTCGTGCAGTCCATGGTCCGCGGATCGCCGTACTCCTTGAACCAGCGCACCCCTGGCGCGCCGCTGACGGTCAAGGCACGCATGACACCGAACAAGCGCCGCTGAACAAACTTGCGAAAGCGCTTCTTGCGTGTCATGTCGACAAGCTTGACACTTCCGTCAGGTTCCATCTGCGGAACCTTACGGGTGAATGGGTAGAATTCCTTGGATTGTATCCCCAGCGCCATCTGGTAAGACGGGATGTGATTCAGCTGGACAATTCGCCCATCCACCGGGCTGCGAATGACTTCCCAAAATGCTTCACCCGTGGTCTCGATGTCTTGGCGGGTGCGCTTGCGCAACTCGGTGAAGCTGTAATCAGTGCAACAAGTGTTGAGGAAGTTCAGGAGCTTGGCCCGCTCTTTTGCAACTTCAGACTTCACGCCCGGCGGGCAAGATGGATCATCAACATTGACACGAGCATCCAAGCGTTGTCCGAACCCATCAACATTGACCACCATGGCCTCGATGACAGGCCCGAGTGCGGAGCTGTTTTCAGGCAGCATGGCCAGTGCCATCTTCTCAAATGGCGCTTCAATTGCCAAGCCATCCGTGACCAGCTGCGCAAAAGGATCGTCTTGTGGCAATTCCTTGGTGTGCGGGATCTCATCATCTTCGTTCCTGTCACCACCAGTGATGCCCTTCCGTTCCTCTTTGGGCCCAAAGATGATGGCTTTAACTATGGCCTTGGATGAAACGCCTGGTTGCTGTAATGTGGTTGCCATTGTTGCCCCTATCGTAACTGTTTCACATCAGACCAGGCTCTGATCGCCGCTTTTTCTTGGCACGGCGCTTTGACGTCTTGATGGCCAAATTCAAAGCGTCAAACAAGTCATCATAGCGGTGGTGCGGGAATAGCACAAGGTGTTCGATGAGATGTGACATGTTGCGCCTGAAAAACACCTTCTGATTCTCAAACAATGGTGACAAGTTCTTGGCTTCCGTCACCTTGTCCTTCAGGGTGATGATGGCGACGGCGTTGATGTGCGGGAAGTCCTTTTTGACGTTGTAGAATTGCGCTTTTTGGTAGGCGTTGGACTCGATTCCAACTCTGATGCACTCGTTGTCATCGTAGAAATCTGCCACTGCTGCTGTCTGTTTCGGGTATGACAGCTGCTTCTCATAATACGCCAAGACGTAGATGTTGCCGAGCTTGTCGATCCCGACGGCCACCATGGCAAACATGTCGGCCTCATCCTCTTCAGAAATCATCAAGTCAACCCCGGCATAATGCGCGATGCTGCCCCACGGGATGTCCTTGTCATCGATGACTTGGCAGTCGTCAATGCTGAAGATGCTGCCCTTCATGACATCCGTATTCAGCATGTACTGAGAGTTGAAGCGGATGATGCCGCCGCGGCGGAGGGTTGCGACCTTGTCCTGTGTGAATCCCAAGCTATTCGGACGCACTTCACCATTGGGAAGAAGGATCGGGATGATCAGCGTCTGTGGGCCCTCAAGCTCACCGCCGGTGTCGTCGTCTTGGCGCTTGGAAAGGTGCCCGTGCAAATCCATGTGGTGAAAGCGCGTGCCCTTGATGTTCAGCGAGCCGATGAACGGATCCGATGGGATGGGTTGCTTCAACGTCGGAAGCAACATCTTGTAGAACCAGTTCAGCATTTTCTCACGCTGGTAAAGCGTGCGGCTGTTTTCCTCGTCCACCAAGTCGTCAGCATCGATGATGTCATAGTGCTTCGACGCAACTGCGCCTTCGATGCCGATGGTGTTGATTGACGGTTCTTTCGATGGCTGGGTGCGGCCGGCAACCTCAATTTCGGTATCAGACCACAACGACTTCCCAACGTAGTTGCCAAACAACCGGTGCAACATCTCGTTGGTCTCGAATTGCTGCTTGATTTCCTTCAACATGTCAGCAGCGTTGTTGCCTGTCTTTGATGCGATCAGGATCGACCGATTTGGGTTCAACAGCAGCTGAAAGATGTCCCACGACACTGTGGCTATTGTGGTTTTTCCAGACCCGCGCCAAACCAACGTCTGGCACCAGTTGCCTCGCCAACGATACTGGTGGTTCAGCATCTCCAAGTGGTGCGGATCAACCCGATACCCCAACACCACTTCGGCAAGAATGTCCACCCTGTGGCCGATCAAGATCAGCCGGCGGATCCACTCATGGTACAAGCTTTTGTGCTTGTCATACAACTCCAGCAACTCGCGTCGGTCCAAGCTCTGGAGTTGCTTGACGCTAATTCGTTCGTGGGACATCCTTACGTGTACTATTTGCGCAAGTACAGATAGCCCAAGATCAACAGCGTGGAAACCAAGATAGCGATCGGAGTTGCCAGCACCTCAACCCAAGACTTGATGCGCAACTCTGACTTGGTCTTATCGATACGCGTCTTCAAAGCGTTGAGCCGCTTCTCGCAATTCTCGGCCAAAATGAACAATGGGCCGCCCGGAAGTGAACATTCCAATTTGTGCCCTCTGATGAGCGAATGCATCGAAGCCTTGAATTCTTCGTCTGTGATTCGGGTCATCTTTGGCGTCTCGCGCCTTTCAAACTCATCAGGCGGGACATTTGGCTCAGGCATGTTTCACAACTACGGCAGATCTTCACATCGACTTCTGAAATACTCTTGGAGCAAGTGGCGCATCCTTGGCTTGTCTGGCGTGATCTGCAACACACCGCGGCCGTCAGGATAGACGTCCACATAGGGGTTGAATTTCTCTTCACTCAGAATGGCATCGCGGCTTCCGTAGCCACGCTTGTTCATCGGCCCATGGTAGTGGTGGATGGCCAGTTGGTCAACGTAGAAGATGTTGCCGTTGCACTTGGCCGCACGCTTCTGCCACTGCACGATGTAGTCGCAATAAGTTGGAGAGAACCCACAGAATGTGTCGTGCTTCATCCCACGGAACGCGCCAACCATGCCAAATGCCATGTAGGAGTCGCCAGATCCAAGGATGCACCGATCCATCAACCCACCGACGCTGTCCAATGCGCTCTTGCGGAAAGCCCAAGCGCCACCAGGTGCGCCAGGAAACATGTCTTTGATGCTGGGCTTCATGCCTCCGTACGGCCGAGCAGACAAACGACTTTCCCAATCAGCCGGGACTTTGAACCCTGCCTTGGCATAGGTCAATGCGAATCCAGGTAGTAATTGAACCGGCTGGTGGCCTTCACCAGGGACGGTGGGGCCTGATATGTGTTGCACGTTGGAAAACAACTGCACCCAATCGTAGTGCTGGAGCAGATGAACGGCCTCCAAGGCCCAATCACGCCGGGTGAACAAGAAGTCAGCATCACAATAAGCCCCATACTTCCATCCGGGTGGAAAGTGCTGGATGGCCAGGTTGAGAGCGTTCTCCTTCAACCACAATTCATGTCCGGTTCTGAGTCGGATGTGGTCAGGGTTGTTTTCATCGGCCACTTCGAACGGCCGATCCCCAAAGGCTATTTCGATGAAATGGATTCTCACGTTGGCGTTGGTCGCCATCGTTGCCAAGAAATCAAAAGCCAGCCTGCGGCGTGATTCCCAACGTCGCGGGTTGGTGTACGCCACAGCAACGTGAAGCGTCTGATCCTCGGCCCAAGGTCGCAACTTCTCATGAAGCAGCGGATGTTGTGTTTTTTGCATCTCCATCGACGTCTGAACTCCTGTTTGAGAGATATTTGTCGATGTCACAACATCTTATGCTGCCCAACCGCTCAGTCGAACAACCTCATTTCGAACGTGAAATCACAAGCGCCCGCTGCCAAGACTTCCAAACACGGCTCAACCGGATTGGTGAGAATGTTGCCATCCGGATCTCTGATAGGGTTGCCGTCAATGTCCAACTTTGGAGTCGTCACCACGCTTCCGTTGACAGACGTTCCATCCGGGCAACGGTTGTGGCCATCATGGACAACGGTGACTTGG